CCGCCTCCCCAGTCTGCCGACTCCATGACCATCAGAACTCCCGTGAAGGGGTCGAAACTGACCTTCACTGAATCCGACAGTGTGATGTTGTATGTCCGTGCCATGATCCTGCCTTTCATTGTGGTGGATATTTACCTCTCCATATATAGCAAAGGCCCCACCCGGTTTCCCAGGTGGGGCCTTGTGCTAAGGGTGCTCAGGTCAGGCAGGGACGAGGGCACCCAGATCGAGGTTTTCCAAGCCAGCCACGATGGCGAAGAAGTCCGAGTCGGCCTTGGCGATGCTGCCATTCACGCTGCCGATGATGTTGGCTGCCAGGGCATCCCCACGGGGACGCTCATGCTGATTCCAGGTCGACCATGCCTGGAATGCACCGAACAAGGTGCCTGCCCACGGGCTGACCGTCTTGTCCTTGCCCCACATGGTGAGCAGGGTGTCCCGCTTGTTCTCTGTCCTTGTGATGGCCGCAAGGTTGCACACCTTGCCGTTCTTCACCTCCGGGTCGGGGAGGACGAAGATGCCTTCCAAGATGGCCTTGAACTGGGCGTCGTTCACGTCCACCTTGGTCATGCTGTCCAGGAATGCGGTGTATTCCTCCGCTGCCTTGTAGACCAGGCCCAACGCCTGCCGGGCATCACCGATGCGACCGAGGGACTTGCTGGTGTGCTTGACACGGAACTCGTTGCCCTTGCCTGCCAGGTTGAGACTGAACGAGTTGCTGCACACGCTGAACTCATCCACGATCTTCCACTGGGTGGCGAACTTGGAGTTCATGCTGGTCGATGCCTGCAACCGGACACGGTGGGCGATCCCTGTCTCGGTGGTGATGTCATCCGGGAGTTCCATGTTGATGACGAACACGGCACCTTGGTCCATGAGGAACGCTGAGGCGATGCCCAGTTCCCCGTCAGCGATGTTGGCACACTGCTGGATCACCGGGTCGTAGCCGTGGACCTGGTAGGTGTCACGACCGACATAGTTGAAGATGGCCTTGTTGTCCGTCCTCACGATGGCCTTGTGATCCGGGTCTGCCACCCACTTGAAGTAGCCGTTGCTGTCCTGGTCGTCGTAGTCGCCTTCGGTGACGTAGACCTTGACGGCGATGTCGGACTCTTGGGCTTCCCAGTTGAGCATCCGACGCTGCACGTCTTCGACGGGGATGGCACCGGCATAGCCACCCTTGAAATCTTCACTGGCCCACCATGCCTTCATGGTGCCGTCCTTCTGCATGTGGACGTAGCCGTTCTTCTCCCACATGGCCCGGTTGTCCAGGAATCCCATGAGTGCGTTGCCCTCTTGGTTCATCCATTCCACTTCTCCTGCGTAACCCATGATGATGTTGCCTTTCGGTTTGCGTCGGGCCGTTCCCGATTCGCTGCCGGCACTGTATACCGATCCCGCCGAATCTGTCAACAGATTTGTTCCAAGAACACCAAGGCCCACATACCTGATGACTACCGGACCAGGTAACTAGGGATACAAGAAAGGCCCGGTATCCCATGAGGGACACCGGGCCTTAGCCTTGAGTGCTGCTACTTCTTGGTGGCGATCCAGTAGCAGAATGCCACGAACAGGATTAGCCCACCACCCCACAGTTGGTCATGGGTGTCCACGCCAAGCCATGCGATCATGATGCTTCCTTGGTCACGTCATGGCAGATGCCGTTGATGAAGTTCCGGTCTTCCAAGGCGTCATAGGCGTAGAGGCCGTGCTTGAGGGGGACGTGGATGCGGGTCGGGTCGGTCTTCCATGTCTTGACCATGCCGTTGACCTTCCAACGCTTGCCAGTGTGAACACTGACCAGCATGTCTCCACGCTTCAATGCCTTGGCTTCTGTGAGGGTGATGCTCATGACAGGTAATCCATTCCTTTGTAGGTGATGTCTAGCGGGATGACGTGAGCGATGTACTCACCGATGAAACTCTCCGAGAGTTCGTTGGCCACCATGTCTGCGGTGGCTTGCAGGGATGGTTCCTTGGCCCATCCTGCCGTGTCGATGGTGACGACGACCTGTTGGAAACTCATTCCATCACGTCCCCACTGTCACTGATCCACATGGCTGTGTGTGCCTTACAGTTCATTCTCATGACCCACCCGTAGTGGTTGAGCATCCTGCCCAGTTCGCTTGAGAACTGGATGCTGGTGAGGTTGTTCATGCCTTGGGCATCTGATGCACTGCCATGGCCGAGACTGACTGGGGTGAATGCCCACTTGTCTTCCAGTTCCGACCAGAAGTACCCCATGAGCGTGTCATAGTGGTAGATGTACCGGGTCTTGATGCCGTCCGACTCCCAGCCGTCACGCATGGCCCAGTTGCCGAGTTTGATGCTTTGGCCGTCTTGCCATGGGCGTAGTTCGGGTCGGGCTGTGACGAGGCTGCGTGACCGCAACAACGCCTTGGGGTTGTTCTTCCATTCATGCATGAGTGTCTATCCTTTCTGTCTAGTGCCGTTCACTAAGACATGGGATGCCATGAGTTCCCCCATGGCACCTTAGCCCGAATGACTACTTGCTGTCCTCGAAGGCTTCTGCTGCCAGCATGAACATGTCCACCGACAAGCGGAGTTCTTTCATCCACAGATTGACGTCATAGACCCATTGGCCTTGGTCGTTCATGGTGCAGTCACAGCCGCCATGGTTCATGCGTTCTTCATCGCTGATTTCGCCGCCATGGTCGCAGATGTTGCCGATGCTTGCCTCGTATGACAGGTATTCTTCATAGGCGTCTTCCCATGACTCTGCCACGATGTAGTGAGTTTCCCCGAACTCGTTGCCAGCGATGTAGACGTGGCACATGTTGGGTGCATACAGGACTTTCATGTCATGCCCTTTCCCAGTTGAAGGTTTCGGTCTTGGGGTTGTAGACGCCCATGGCGTCCGGGTAGCCGTCGGTGCCGATGGTCACACCGTCGTCGTCCAACACTCGGCAGTCATAGCCGTAGTAGGCCACTTCGATGTTGTCTGTGTACTTGGTCCACTGCTGGATGACTTGCCTCAGCCTGTCATTGGTTGCCTTGGCTGTGTGCAGCACGACTGTGTAAAGGTCGGCCCAGTCTGGCACGTTGACGACCAGCGATTGCACGCCGTCATGGGTGATAGGGTTGTATGCCTTGGCTTTGGTTGCCATGGTTACTCCTTGGGTTGCTGTGAGAGCCGCCGTTCGGCTCCCGGTTGAAAGTTAGCACGACTGTCAATAGCCGATTGTTCTAGGGGTTGTGATTCCATGAGGTTCGGCTGGGTTGTGTACTGGGCGAGCCTGCTCGGTTCCCTCAGAGTAGCCTTGTGTACCCCATGGTCTTGGGTGCCCTAGTAGTCTGGTCCGGTGGTCTTACTGTGGCTGCCTGTCTAGGGTCCGTGGCTGCCTGTCTGCCTGCCTGTCGACTGCCTGCCGTGTCATCCTCTAGGGGTATCCCTAGGGACTGCCTGCCTGCCTGCCGGGGTCGTACCTGGTGGCACCTACCGTGACCAGGTGAAATGTCTCTAAGGTCCCTGGCTGCCGTTCTAAGCGCCTCTAACGACTACCGTGGCACCATGGTGCCACTCACTGCCGGATCGGCTGCCACAGGGGCACCTAGGGCCGTATCCTGCCATGGTGGCTGTCGGTACCCTGCCGTAGAATGCCAGCGGCCCCGGCAGTCGATTGACTGCCGGGGCCGTTCTGCCTGTCTTGGGATACAGAACGGCCCCGGCATCGCTGCCGGGGCCGTGTCTGGTCTTGCCTTGCCTGTCACACCTTCGGTGCGAGGGTTCCTGCCTTGCCGGTCTTGGCAGGGGTCGACCCCTTGGCGATGGTGACTGCCGGGGCCGTGACTGCCGGGGCCGTGTCAGGCTTGCCGCTGAGCATGTCCATGATGGCACCGAGGCCGAAACCCGATTCCCTCAGCATGGCGATGTCGGCTGCCGTCAGGTTGTGCCGACTGCCTGCCTGCTCGACTGCCTGCTCTGCCTTGGTCGGGGCGACCGTGACTGCCGGGGCCGTGACTGCCGGGGCCGTGGCTGCCTGTCCGGCGATGGTGACGACCGGGGCGACGATGGCTGCCGGGGCAGTGGGGCCGTTGGTCTTCCAGGCTGCCTTGGCTGCCGTGTTCGCTTCGGCCCTGGCTGCCTTGGCAGTGGCGGTGATGGCATCTTTCTGCCGGGCGATGGTGACCAGGTAGTTGCCATTGGTGGACACCTTGAGGAATCCTGTCACTGTGGCAGGGGTGGCAGCCCCGGTCGACGTGACCAGGATGACCACACCAGGGATGGACACGCTGCCATCGGCTGCCTTGGTGACTGCCGTTGGTGCAAGGTAGGCGTTGTTCCACTTGCCGTTGTCATCCTTGGCAGCCTTGGCAGTGGGTGCCCCTTGCGGGAAGACGATACCGCTGTTTACCGCTGCCTTGGGATCGAATGTGATTGTGTCGAGCGTTGACATGACTTGTCTCCTGTTGGAATGTGCCGAGTTGTTTCGGCGACATCGGTACTGTCTCATGACTGCCGGTCGACTGTCAAGGAATTTCCTAAAGACCCTGGTCACGGGCACTATTTCCACACTCTAGGGGTACCCCTTCACTGTCTGCCATCCTGCCAGGGAAGGGTAACCCTCCTGCCTTGGTGGACAGTAGGCAGACAGTGGACCCATGACATGACGCCATGGCGTCTACAAGATCCCAATTTGCCCATCGAAGTTCCGGGGCAGGGGGAGGGCGCAGTCCGCAACCGACCCATGGTGGTAGTAGCACCCCCAGACTCTATGTGGTACTGTGACCCCATGATTTACCTAGTTGCTACCGTACTCGTAGTGCTTGTTCTGCTCCTTGTGGGTGCCGTTCTGGTCGTATTGTCCCTGCTCAAGAGGGTAAATGAGGCCAATCAGCAGATGCTCGGCCAGGCTCAGGCGATGGTCACGCAGGCTGTCAAGATGCAGTCTCAGGCACCCAAGCAAATGGACCAAATGCTGGCCAGTTTGGCTGATTCCACTGCCAGAATCCATGCCACGATTGAATCCACGGTCAAGACGGTGCTATCACCGCCCCCAATGCTGGTCGATACCGGGGTGAATGCCATGTCATTCGCCATGCCCACCATGGATGAAGGCAAAGAGACTGCCGGATGGGACCACACGGACATGATTCTGGCCGATCCCCCGACGAATCGGCCGTCCGTGGACATGGGTTACGAGCATGAGGCCGACCCGGACTTCGACCCGGACAACCCGTTCGGCATTCCTGGCTTGAAGTCGATGGTGCCGTGATGCACCCCCTAGACTTCGGTGATGCATTGCGGGCAATGAAGACCGGTTCCCGTGTTCGGCGTGAAGGATGGAACGGTCGGGGCATGTACGTGTGGATGAGGCCCGCAATCGGTGACGATGAGCCTTATCTGGCCATGCACACGGCCCAAGGTGTGACACAACCTGGCTGGCTTGCATCCCAAGCCGACATGTTGGCAGAAGACTGGGTGATTGTCTGATGGCTCTCGCTGCACGCCGCACTACCGGGGGCAAACAGGCCACTAGCGAATCCGGTCAGACACGGGATTCGTCCACAGGGAAGGAAGGTAAGCGTGCCCAACGTGCCCGCAATAAAGACTCGGATACCGCCCATCTCACTACGTCAGGGAGTTCCGGCAAGGCTCTGTCCGTGTCCAAGATGCCAAAGATTCCCTTCGATGATGTCGCTCAAGATGTCACCCATCTGTGTGACATTGCCGCCAAGATCAGCCACACCCAACTAGGGGCGTCAGGTTGGTGTTCATCAACCCTGAACGTCCCACTGGAATACGTCCATGATGTAGCCGAAGCCCATGCCGCAAGCCAACAGGGGATGATCTTCGTGCGTGTCTACTACGTCGATACCACCGCCTACTTGGCCGCAGCAGGAGTCCCCACTGATGGCGAACAGTAACCAGCGCAACCAGCAGATTGCCGAACTGGCCGCAGGGGTCGTAGCAGACAATCAAGTCATCAAGGATGAACTGTCAGGTTTGATCCAGGACATCATCAAGTATCAACGCCTGGTAATGAGGACCGGGGCACCGGCAGACAAGATCGCACTGACCAAGGCGATCCTTCCTCAGATGCTCGCAGCGATGAACACCGTCGCCCAGAGCGAAGCAGAGGCCGAGGAACGTGCCGCCTATGACCGGATGAGGGCCACGCTTAGGGGCGAGCACAGCGTGGAAACCATGCCGGTGTCGCTCAAGGCAGTGTAGGTACCTACTAATGGCAGCAATTGTCTACTCCGTTCTGGACGAGGATCAACCCATCTCCCTGGCCGGGGACTTGCACCCGGATATCGGGGCGGAGGTTGACCCTATTGGGTTCTTCAAGGGTACCCGTATCCAACTCCGGCCTATCATCTACGAACTCAAGGTACTCACCAAGGATCGTGGTACCCGCAGGTTTGGCGATGTCATCAACTTCGCTCAAGAACGGCTGATTGATGAGGCAGAAAGGCAACTGTTTGAGTACGGGCAAATCCGTATCATTGTCCTCAAGGCCCGTCAGATGGGGCAATCGACGGTCATTGAGGCCATCATCTTCGCCCTCAGCATCTTGTACCAGGACTTCCAATCCCTCATCATCTCCCATGAAGCCGAATCGGCAGAACACATCTTGGGTATGACCAAGCGGTATTGGACCACATACCCGTTCAGGAGGTTTCATGAGGAACAGTACAACGGTCGTAAGCAACTGGCATGGTCAGACCTCGGCTCGAACATTGTGGTGGCCACTGCCAAGAACGTTGGAGCCGGTCGTTCTAAGACGCTTCACGCCATGCACGCTTCGGAGGTGGCGTTCTGGGACAACCCGTCGGAACTCATCACGGGTCTACGTCAAGCGATCCCGTCCATCGGTCTGACCGCCATCTTCTACGAGTCGACGGCGAACGGTATCGGCAACTTCTTCCACTCCACCTGGTTGGATGCGGAAGCCTCCCGGTCAGAGTTCACCCCCATGTTCTTCCCGTGGCATATCCATCCCGAGTACATTGCCAAGAACATTCCTCGACAGGAACGTGGCAAGTACACCAACTTGAAAGACCCGGATGCTGACGAACGCAAACTCATCGGAATGGGTATCAGTGAGGCACGGCTTCTATGGCGTCGTTGGGCCATCGTCAACCTCTGCCAAGGATCATTGGACAAGTTCAAGCAGGAGTATCCCACAACCCCGCATGAGGCGTTCCTTTCCACAGGACGTAACGTGTTCCGCCTCAACGATCTTCTCGCCCACTATCAGCCAATCAAACCGAAGGTTGGTGACCTCAAGCGGGTCGGACGGAAGGTACAGTTCTTTGAGAACCCGCACGGTGCCCTCAAGGTGTACCGGTCACCGTCCGCTGACCAGTCGTGGGGTATCTACCAGTTGGGTGCGGACCCTACTCACACTACTGCTGGCGACAAGGCGTGCGGGCAAGTCATCAACCGTAGGACTCTGGAACAGGCGGCAGTATTCTCCGCCCATGTTGATCCGATTGAGTTCGGGAAGCAACTGTTTCTTCTGGGTGAGTGGTACAATGACGCCCTCATCGCACCGGAGGCAGAAGGTCCGGGATATGCGACGGTGGGTCACCTGTTGGGTGCGAACTATCCTTTCGTCTGGAACTCGCAGAAGGTGACAAACACGCCAGGTAAGGTCAGTGAGGACGTGTTTGGTTGGCGGACAAACAGGTCCACCAAACATCTTGCTATCGGCCAGTTGGTCAACAACTTTGCTGCGCCCCTGACGAAGATCGGACAGTCCACCTATGGTCTGTTGATCCATGATGAGCAGACGTTCACGGAACTCAAAGACTATGTGACTGACGACAGTGGTGGGTTCATGAATGGTGACGGCAGTTTCTTCGATGACTGTGTGATGGCATTGGGGATCGCTGTGGCCACCCATTTCATCGAACCCCCATTACCGGCATACACACGGGATGAGTCGCATCTGCAATTGGTGAAGGAAGTGAATGAGAAGGTGGCTGCCACAATTCAGACTACCGATGACAAACCGGAAGATGACATGGGGATTCCCGCATGGCGTCGTGAAATGGAGGAAGAATGATCTACGCATACAAGTGCCGTACCTGTGGGTTGACGCATGATTCCAAGTATCGGGGTGACACATTGGGTGCCTGCATTGGTCCTGATTGCACCGGGGAATTGCGCCGTCTGTTCATCATCCGTACCGAAGCCCAGATGCAGGAGCATTGGAACAAGACCCTCAACAGGCCGATCAGTTCCAACCAACAGTTCGATGAGGCTCTGAAACGGGAGTCTGATATCGTCAGTTTGCGGACGGGTATGGCTCACAAGTTTGAGCGGGTCGATCCGACAGACAAGGCGAAGTTGGGTGTGACCGATGAGGGGATGGATGCAACGAACCGGCAGCGTCACAAACAGGGGTTGCCCACGGTGTGACGACCTGGTAACGTCCTGGGTGACGAGTTCCTTTGTCGCACCTGCCGGTGTTGAGAGGCCCCCTGCCAGCGGTGGGGGGCCTCTCCATTGTGGGGTCCAAGGGGTGCGGGGGCGGGACGCCCCTGCGTGGTAGGGTCCGTGGCTATGACGATGCTCGATACTCCCCCGCCTGCCAGCATGTCGATGCCGGGTTCTCAACCGGGCATGTCTCCTGGCAATGCGCCGGGGATGATGGACACGGGGATGCTGTCTGGTGGACCGTCCACGAAGGCCAAGAAGATGACCCCGGCTGAGGTTCGTGGGGCATTGATGGCAGAGAACAAGGCTGAGACTGCCTACCTCAAGACTCAGCAGAAGATCGCCACAGTCAATGCGTTGTTCTATCGTGCCCGTGATGCCAAGCGGAACATGGTGGCTCAGTGGCGGTCGTCGTACAAGATTCTGAACAACAAGACGTGGACCATGAAGGCCGAGCCTTGGATGCCCACACCGGAAGTCTCCAACATCTGGCCGCTGTTGGCCTCCATGACTGCATGGATGACTGACCAGCGCCCGTCCTTTGAGACAACCCCGTCGATGGTCCCGTTCTCCCCGCAATGGCAGCACGCCGACAAGATTGCCGAACACATGAATGCGACTCTCTCGTCGTCGTTCTCGGTCAACAACCTGGATGCGGAAATCGAACGGGTGCTTTGGGACGTGGGCACCTACGGTATCGGGTACACCAAGTGTACCTGGGAGCCGTGGCTGGCAGACGGCCTTGGCGATTCGGCGTTCCGTCGTGTCGACCCGTTCACCATCTACCCCGACCCGTATGCCCGCACCATGGAGCAGGCAAACTACATCATCGAAGCGAAGATCATGACGGTCGATGACGTGGACCGGGCATGGCCGGGGGCAATGAAGACCATCTCCACCCGCCGCTATGAAGACGTGGATCAAGCCCCGCACAGGACCGACGACTTGCTGAACAACGTCGGTCCCCGAGTCCGGTACTCTGCCCTCGCAGACGGCTCCGGTGGGTATGGCAGCACCCGGTTCACGCCGTCAGCCCGCAGCACCGAGGCACTGGTCACCGACGACCCGGTAGTCCTGGTCATCGAATGCTGGACCCGCACCCATGAGATTGACACCGAAGGCATGGAGAACGGAACTGCCCGAGTCACTGACCGATGGAAGTGCACGGTTGTTTGTGGGGACACGATCCTGATGGACAAGTACGCCGACGAAATCTACGGATTCAACACCCACCCCTACGACAAGATGGTGATGTTCGATACCGGCGAATGGTACGGGGCTTCTCTGGTCCAGTTCCTTGCGTCACCCCAGCAGTCAATCAACCGACTCCTTGCCCAGATCGAACACAACATCATGCTGTTGGGCAACCCCATTCTACTCCAAGCGGCCCGTGCAGGGGTGCGACAGACCACCATGTCGAACCGACCCGGTGGTCGAATGACCGGTTCACCCAACGACACGTCCTGGCTGGCACCCCCACAACTCCACCCGGACACCTTCCAACTCCTGCAATACCTGGAAACCAAGATGGAGTCGATTGCCGGTCTGGCTGCCATCATGCGTGGTGTGATGCCTGGTGGGCGTAACGCACAGGGCACCATCGACACCGTGCAGGACGGTGCGTTTGTCCGTGTGCGTGCCATCCTCCGCAACTTGGAACGGATGCTCAAGTCGGTCTGCAACAAGATGGCGGCGAACAATGCCGAGTTCTACACGGAGCCTCGCATCGTGATGCTGTCCGGTGAAGGTGGCAAGGACACCGCCCTCGCTCTCAAGTCCATGCACTTTTACATGGACTACAAGCCGGGCGACATCACCAAGGAAGCCCAGCCTGTCCCCGTCCGCTTCATGGTCCGTGCCGATGCCGGATCGGAACGGCCGACTTCTCGTGGTGCCCGTGCCGCAGAGGCTGACACCTTGTTCGCAATGCAGGCCATTGATGAGATTGAAGTCCTGGAAGCCCACGCCTGGCCGAATGCCGGTGAGGTTGCGGGCCGTGTCATGGACAACAAGGCCGCACAAGGAACCCTCGGTCAACCGCCCTCTCGTCGTGCTGCCGCTGGTCGCACCTCATAACAGAAAGGAAACATGATGGGACAACAGTTCCCCGATTACCCGCAGACAGCCATCGACGGATACCCGCAGACCACTCCCGGTCCATTCGATGTGGAGGAAATTGCCGATCCCCGTGGCATTGGCTTCGCCATGAAGTCCTACGCCGATATCCACGGCTGTGCATGGGGCGGCGAAATCGCCCTCTCCCAGATCGAAGATGACGGCGAACCTGCCGACATTGACGACGGCGTGAATAACTACGAGGGGACGTGGCACTCATGATGCGCTATGTCGATGTCGTGTCCGCTGGTCTGACCATTGCCGTGACACCCTACTCGTCTGGCGACCAGGTGGGTACCGTGTTCGCCATTCCCGGTGCGGTTGACAACTCTGGTGGTCGTGCGATCATCCGTGGCGGTCATGTGTTGGATGAGTCGGCGGTGATGGGTGCATTCGACCTGCTCCTGTTCTCGGCCAACCCGTCTGCCACCCCTGGCGACAACAACCCCTTCACCACTCTGTCGGATGCGGATGCCCGACTGTTGACGGCGTACATGTCGTTTGCGGCTGGCGACGTGAAGTTGAACACTCTCTCCACGTTGGTCAACTGGTCAGGCAAGGACACCCCGTATGTGGTCAACAATGCCGCCCTCTCGTTGTACGGCGTGATTGTGACCCGTACTGCCAACGCCATCTTCACGGCAGTGACCGACCTGCGCTTGCGCCTGTTCATGGACGTGGGTTCCTACAACTCTATCTAGGTCACACCCGTGGCCTCTTGGGTCTGGTACAGTCCACGCCCGTAGCACCCACTACCCGCATGAAAGGAAGCCACAATGAAGGACACCGTTGGTCCCACGCAGGACGCCCCCATCGTGAAGGTGGGTCACACCTTCTCCAACGTCTTCGGCAGTGAGCCGAACGCCAAGGTCAAGGGTCGGGACAAGCCGACCGAACAGACCTTCGGCGGCGCATCCAAGTAACCCAACCCAACCAACACGAACACACGCAAGGAAAGCGAGGAACGTCATGGCTACCCGAGTAGACAACACAATGGTGGAGTTCTTGCAGAAACTTCTCAAGGACATCGCCACCGCCAAGTTGCTGCCCGATGCAGACATGGCGTTCCTCGTGAACCTTGAGAACGCAGTCATCTCGGAAGCGAAGAAGCCGGTCGACAACATGCGTCAGCAAGGCATTCTTCCCCCGGCGCAACAGTCACCCGGTCAGCCCATGGGTGCCGGTGGCGGTGGCGTCATGCAAGGCCCGCCCATGCCCTCCCCCGACGAGATGCAGCGTATGCTCGCTCCCGGCCAAGGCCCACAGTAACTCCCCGTACTAGGAGACAACGATCATGGCAACAGCATCAACTCGCCCCGACTGGGCACTGGAAGTAGACCAGGTGGACATAGGGCAGGACGTGGACGCCCAACTGACGGCGGACATCGAAGCCGTCATGGCAGCCCGTGTCAACCCTGCTCTCAAGTTCGCCAAGGGAACCTTCGATCCCGGTACGGCAGCATCATGGAACGGAAGCGAGGATGGCATCTCCCCATCCGCAAGCACACCCGTAACCGGGACTGACCCCAACGGGCAGCCCACGGATGCCGACACCCCTGTTGGTACGGACGCTGCGCCCGTGGGTAAAGCCGGGGGTGCCGTGGCCGTTGCCCCCGGCGATATCCCTCTGGATGGTGCCCCTGGTGAACTCGCTCCTCCCGAGCCTGGCACCCCGCCCACCACCCCGGAAACGTTCAACGTGGTCCTGCCGACAGGCGACACGTTCAACATGAACAACGAGCAGGCCAACTACCTCCTGCAACTCCACAACTGGGTCCAGTCGGTGGACCCCACGGTCAAAGACCAGTGGGCACAGATCGAACAAGGTCAGGCCACAGCGGTCCCCCTCAGTGACTACGAGCAGTACAAGGCGTGGAAGGCGGCAGGTGCCCCCGCATCGCCGGTCACCCCTCCCACCGCCCCGGCCGTCCCCGAGCGCCCGTACTCCTACGATCCGGCTTTGGTGGATGCCCCCACGGCTGAGTACATCGCCCGGTTGGAAGCCGCTGCCCGCACTGCCACACCCCCGGCTACCGCGCAGCAGCCCACCATCGACACCCCGCAAGTCCAGCAGGCAATCAGCCAGTCAGACATCGACTTCCGGGTGCAGGCAGAAGCGAACCGGCGTGTCCAGACCAATGCGGCCCTGGACTCTGCCACGCAAGCCATCGTCACACAGTACGGCCTCACTCCCGAGCAGGCCGTCCACCTACAAACGGTGACCCCTGCGCTGAACATCATCCCTGCCATCGTGGAACGCAAGCGTGTGTACTCCCCGACTGGTACTGTCGTGTCCGACGCACCCCTCGGTGAAGTCTTCAAGGAAGCATTCGAGACTGCCATGGCAATGGACCCCACCCTTCGTGTCGTCAAAGACAACCACAACTTGCAGGCATACCTCGCCGCAAACAACGCCCAACTCTCCGCCGTCAACACCAAGAAAGCCAACGCTGGCTCTCTGGCAACAGCCCCTTCTGCCGCCGTACCCGGCAGGGAAGTGGACATGAGCAAGATGAACAAGGGTCAACGTGACCAGTATGTTCGTGAGCAAATGACCGCTGAACTCGCAGCCGCAATGAACGGTGAGTAATCACCACTAGTTGCTCCGGCGAAATCCATCCCGGATACAAACACAGAAAGGTAAACCGCAATGACGACTCCCATCGGGACGAACACAATCACGTCGATTGCCCGGCGATGGATCATGCCGGAAATCACGGACAACATCTACGGCAGCAACGTGGTGCTGTACCGCCTCATGCAGATGAACAAGCGGCAGCAACAGGGCGGCGAGGCAATCGAAGCCCCCATGATGTACGCCAGGTTCAACAGCGGTGGTGCATACCGAGGGTTCCAGACCTTCAACACCACCCCGTCGGACACCCTCAAGAACGCAGCGTGGGACTGGAAGCAGTACTACGTTTCGTGGTCGGTGGATGGCCTCACCCTGCTCAAGGCAGACGGCCCCGACAGCATCGTCAACTTCCTCACCTTCCAGGCCGCACAGGCCAAGATGGAAATGGCCGAGTACTTGGCCCGAGGTCTGTTCGGTGATGCTCTCGGCACCAGCGCCGGTATCAACGCCAGCCCCGCAGGCACCATCGAAATCGACGGTCTTGCCGGTCTGGTCGGTACCGGGTCCTCCATCGGCAACCAGACCTACGGTGGTCTGGACCGTACCGCCAACACCTGGTGGAACTCGTCCGTGCAGGGTGTCACGTCATCCAGCACCATGTCGATCAGCAACCTGAACAGCAACTTCCATGCGGCAACCCGTGGCGGCAACCATGCCACGCTCATCGTCAGTGGGCAGGACCAGTACAACCGGTTCTACAACCTGAACGCTGGCACCGCTGGCTACGCAGTCCAGTACGACCGTCAGCCCATGGGCCATGACAGTCTGCTCGCATCGGCAGGTTTCACCAACCTCCTGTTCAACAACACCCCCTGGGTCGTGGACAGCCACGTCGGTCAGGGTGTCGTGGACGCCAACAACAGCCGGGTGTACTTCCTCAACGAGAACTTCCTCACCTGGGTGGTGGCGAAGCGTGCGGACTTCTACCTCAAGCCGTTCCAGGAACCGCCGAACCAGGACGCCATGGTCGCATCCATCCTTTGGGCAGGCAACCTCGTCTGCACCAACCCGAGCCAGCAGGGCGGGTGCTTCAACTACAACGCCTGATGGCGACGTAGTAGCACCCTCATGCAGAAAGGACAATCATCATGGACGTTGTTCTCGGTGGTCCCAACGGCGGGTTCGTTCCCGTCACAACCTTCGTCAGCGGCGTGGACCGTGACGGCACACAGATCGAGTATGGAACGTACTTCATGCTCCTGCGTGCCAACGGTGTCATTGCCAAGGGCGATGTCGTGTCGTGGGTCGATCCCACGGCAACCGTCCCCGCATCCGTTCAGGCAATGCCGACCGCCAGTGCTGCACTGGATTTCGCCGGTGTCGCCATGGAAGGTGCGACGGGCGCAGGCAAGTTCATCAAGGTGGCCATTCAGGGGTTTTGCCTCGTCAACGTGGTCGCTCAGACCCCGGCAGCGGGCAACTACCTGGTGAAGCCCTCCGTCACTGCCGGTAAGGGGATCGTGGCTTCGGCTGCGCTCGCCGCCACCGACATCGTGGGAACCATCTTCGGACGGTTCTTCGGTGTGAAGGATGCCAACACCACGTTGGCGTCCTGCTTCATCCGTCAGTACTGAGTTCAGGCAGGCAAGGGAACTAGCGGCCCCCGTACCTTCGGGTGCGGGGGCCGTTCGTCTAGTACAGCACACAAGCAACACCCACCCCGTACCCATCAAAGTAAAGGAACCAGATCATGCAATTCGTCAGACTTGTCAATGCGGACACCCGCCCGTATGACTTCCATCATGCCAACCGGAAGCGCATTCTCAACCCTGGCGAAGAAGCCATGGTCCCGTGGGATGTCGCCACCAGTCTGTTCGGTGATCCGTTCACCACAGACACCCCCAAGGAACCGGCTCGTACCCGTGCATTCCAGCAGGCATCGGGCATCCACAACTACAACACCGTGGAAGGTGCCGCCAAAGAGCGTGGCATCTCAGCGGCTGAGTACTGGGAACAACTCCGCCCCAAGGTCCAGGTGTACGACGTGGAAACGGGCGACCGTATCTACATGGTGCTGGAAGACCAGGATGGCACCAAGATCAACGGCACCCCGCAGGCTCCCATGAACGAGCAACTCAACCAGGCATTCATGGCCCAGCAGATTGCCGACTTGCAGAAGACCATCTCGGCGTTGGTTCAGGCCCAGATGTTGCAGGCGCAAACGACCCTGCCGACTGGTCAGACCGAGACTGCCTCGCAGGATGGTCCCCCGGCGACCGGCTTCGACCTGCCCACCACGCCCGCCCCCGCCGACTCGGCACCCCTGGGAGACGCCGTGGCTGGCACCGACAGCCCTCCCGTTAGCACGGAGGACACCCCGCAAGCGGAACCGACAGGTGCGACCAGCAAGTTGGCCGGTAAGGTCAAGGCGTGATAGCCCATGTCAGACACCAACGTCTTCGGCAACCCGCTCGCTGAGCGCACCAACACACCCACCATCGGACGAGCAGGAGCAGGCGCACCGCCAGTCAACTACATTCGGCCCGTCGTCACCCCCGGCACACAGGCCGCCCCCGGCACATTCGCCTGCACGCAGGGCACATGGGATGACGCCTCGGCCAGCGTGAAGTACTCATACTTCTACTGCTGGTATGAGGCCGCCACAGCCGGTGAGGATTACAAGCCCATGGCCATCCAGACATTGGCCACTCCCAAGACCAGTGCAGCATCGACGGCAGCAACCAAGGTGTTCTGTGAAGTCACCGCCGTCAACCGAACCACCGGGGCATCCTGGGCAGTTGTGTCCAACGTCGTCACCGCAACCTGACAGGTAGGCAGTCATGCCCGACAGTCAATCCACCATCACTACCGACGTGTTCGGTCTGCCTCTACAGGCAGCAGACAAGTTCCCGATGATCGGTAACCAGGCCCCCGTCAGTGTTGGCGGGGGCACTGGTGACATGCTCAAGGCGAACAACCTGTCCGACCTGGTGTCAATCCCCACAGCACGCACGAACCTTGGCCTCGGCACAGCAGCCACAACGGCAGCCACCGCCTACGCCACAGCCGCACAAGGCACTACAGCCGACAATGCTCTCGCCAAGGCAGCCAACCTTTCCGACCTTGCAAGTGCCGTCACTGCCCGGACCAACCTCGGTCTGGGCAGTGCGGCATTGTCGGCCACAACCGCATTCGCCACCGCAGCACAAGGAGCCACAGCAGATGCAGCCCTCAAACCGGCGAACAACCTCTCTGACGTTGCGGCCGTCGCAACAGCCCGCAGCAATCTTGGCCTTGCTATTGGCACAAACGTCCAGGCTTGGGATGCCGACCTTGACCTCCTGGCAGCCGTCACTGTCGGAGCGTCCACAATCCTTGGACGTGGAGCAGCCGGGGCAGTAGCCGCCCTCACACCCGCACAAGCCGGCGTTGTGGTAGGGCAGGAAGTCTTCAAGCAAGCCCAACTGGTGAACGCACAGGTAGGCACGACCTACACTCTGGTAGCGGCAGACGGCGGAGCACTTGTCACACTGTCCAATGCCGGTGCGATCACCCTCACCGTCCCACAGGATTCGGCGGCAACCATTGCGGTGGGTACCTATGTTGATCTGATGCAGTTGGGTGCCGGTCAAGTGACCGTGGCAGCCGGGGCAGGTGCGACCCTCCGCAACCCTGGCACATTGGTCAAGACCCGTGTCCAGTACTCCCGTGTCGGTGTGCAGAAGATCAGCGCCAACACCTGGTCGCTGTACGGCGACTTGGCTTAGGACACAGCATGATCGGCAATGCGGCCACAGTCGCCCCCATCATCGCATCCAGCACCCCACCCTCACAAGTGACCCCGGCACCTGTCCTGGTTGCACTGCACTCAAACTATGTGGACTTCACATGGACAGTACCCGCAAGTTGGGGCACGGGCGGGACAGGCACCTATCTCATTGAAGGTTCCATCAATGCGGGCGTCACATGGTTCACCATCCAAACCGTCCCGTCCTACCTCAACTTGACTTGCCGTGTGCTCACCTACGATGGGGCCACGGCCCTCGTCGGCAGTACCGCCTACCAGTTCCGTGTATCTGCCGTGGGTGGCACCGGACTTGTAGGCACCCCATCCCCAGTCCTCAGTGTGACGACCACAGCAGCGGCAGCATTGACCAACGTGTCATTCGCCTACAGTCCCATCGTTTCAGCCACCCCGGCAGCCCGTACCCTCACCATCGACCCACAATCCATTGTGGCAGGTATCGGTTTCCCGTCCGGCAGACCGAACGGGCAAGACCGACTATTCCTGGTTGTCGTGTACGACATGTCATCAAAGTCCCGTGTCGCATACGGACCCATATCGGCAGGCTGGACCAACCTGGCACACAACACCACAACCTCATTCGGTCTACCCATCGAATCATTTGTGGGTGGTGGACCGTGGAGTTTCGACGTGTATACAAAGGTGGCAAGTGGTTCGGCAGGTATTCTCAACACTGACACCGCATACACCATCTCGTCATCGAACGGTGTCGGATTCGCAGCCTGTTGGTCAGTGCGTGGAGCAGCCGCAAACATTCACCTGGTATCACAACCTGGTACTAATACCGGCAGCACGACCGCCACATGCCCATCGGTGACAACCACAGCAGCGAACGAACTCTGTCTCGCACTTGCAGTCCCGTGGTCAGCCCTTGGCATCACAGCATCATCACAAGTGTTCGGTACCACCGACGTGCTGGTCAACAACCAGGGTGCATCTGGCTATCCACTCCTAGCCGCACACTACACACAGGTAGCAGCCGGGGCAACAGGCACCAAAGCATTCACGGTAACAAGTGGATCAGCCCTAGTAGGCGTCGCCAACGCACAATGGGTGGTTTCATCATGACACACTGGATCGTCACCGGTCGCCACCGTAGTGGAACCTCCATGCTCATGCGGGCAATCCACAAGGCATCCGACCTCCCTGTCCTGCATGACCCCAGTGAAGACAAACTCATGCGGAAACATCACCATGTCAAGGGCAGCCACTATCACCCGAATCCGAACGGGTATTTCCTCCCACCAGACGGCACCCTCCCTCACGACAAGGACGGACATCTCAAGAAGATATCCATGCGGAACGACATGTGGGTCAACGCCAAGAAAGGCCCCAACCAGTACTACATGATCGCATGGATTGTTCGTGACGAACAGGAACGGATCATGTCGTGGACCAAGGCGTTCGGGCAGCCGGAAGACTGGCGGCATTACGACCTATACGCCCCCCGTGAAGCCATCGTTCGTGGCCTCAACCATGCCACCATCACCATGCTGGATTACCGGCAGATGATCCTCAACCCGGTCGCCCAGTTCACCCTACTCCGGGACGCTGGCTGGCCAATCGACCCCGAGATTGCGGCCACATATGTGGACCCTGGACTGTATAGGAACAAACTGTGAGCATCCCCGACAACATCGAAGCAGCCCTATCCCGGTATTCGTTCCTGTCACAGGAACTTGTCTCGTATTACAACGAGCGTGCCAAGATGCAGAACGCCATCCTCCAAGACTGGGAAGATGCCTACACCTCGGCGGTGGGTGAAGGGCTGGCATATAACCCGGCAACTGCTCAGGCGAAGGCGGCGACCCGCAGGTGGCAGATGGAACTCAACAAGTTGGAGGGCGACATCTCCGGTGCCCTGGCTGAACTGCGCTACCTTGACACCTACCTGACCGTGATGAGAGGCACCCATGGCTAACCCCACAGAAATGCTCACCATTGACGACTTCACACCAGGCATCTTCGCAGACAATCACGCCTTCCAGACAGGATCGGCACTCTATGACGGGAGTGCGATCAATGGATTCATTCGTGGCAAGAACGGTGCGGCTGTTATGGAAGATACTTACGCTTGCTGTGCTGACCCTAGTGGTGCCCTCGGTCCTCTACCGGCTCGTACTATTGGACGTTCCTACTCCACACCCAGTACCGCACTTGGCACACAACGTTGGCCCACAGGTCAAATGTGCTACTACGTCCTGGATGCCAATATCATGGGTCCAGCGGCAAGTGACCAGTTCTCATGGTCCGACGCCAACGCCTACCAAGACCTCGCCAGCGAGAACAACTACATCGAGAACGTAGCATTCGGGTTCTTCTATGCCTCAGACGGAGCCGGGGTAGCCAGCGGATATTTCTACTATGCAATGGGCCATCAATACCAGGTAATCAATGGGTCGATCATCAAGGAACGGGACTTCTTCTTCGACGCCACCGTGGACAGATTCACGGCATTTCCTCGTGACCTTCCCGCAGCAGGACTGGTCAACATTCGTGCCACCAGTTCCGCCACCATCTCGCTCGCCAACATTTACATCGGCCTTGGTTGCATCTGGTCCGGTCGATGGAACCGTGCAGTCAACACCGCAATCTCCGCCAACGATGCCGTCCTGACAACCGCAGACACAGACTTTGCGGCAGGTAACTACATGACATCACCGACAGGCCCGTATCTAGGTGGTGTCCATGTTCAATACCCGGATCCTGGCACGCCAACCGGTAACACAGTGTGGATCAACAACAGCACACAGAAGCCGACCAAGCCCATCCTCGTCATCGCCCACCAAGACCGGTTCCTGATCGCTGAACGTGAGTCGATCCTGTTCGGCACCGATGGTGCAGTGATCCGAGACATCTTCGCTTACGGTGCGATTGATGACCCAAAGGCACTCAACACATTGTCCCGCCCGTTCCGCACCGAGTTCGGCAGCGAGAACGTGTCCGGTGTCGGCGTCATGGCATCCATCTCCACAGACCGGTTGTTCATCGTCAAGAACACTGGCGGCGGCTACCTCGTCCTGGGTGACCTCAACAACCCGACCGTGCAGAAACTCCCGTTCGTAGAGTCCACCTACAACGTGGCATCCTATCCGGCAAACACCCCGTTTGGTATCGTTTACGGTACCCGCAATGGTGTCTTCCTTTGGAACGGTGGACAGACCACAGAGAAATTGTCCAACCAACTTGAAGGATTCTTCTGGGACGTTCGCCCATACCAATCCCACAAGTATGAGGGATCGCATGGCAGGTTCGCATGGTGGCATCCATGGGTCATGGTTCCCAACAACTTCATGTTCGACTCCCGCACAAAGTCGTGGTGGAGACTTGACCTGCCCATCACCAACAAACTCCCCACTGGTGTTGCATCGGACACGTCAGGCAACTATGCCGCCCCCTACATGCACTACGTCGTCAACCCCGCCAACGGGAAACTCCATGCTTATCTTCGGTGCGTGTTCCCCACCCAAACCAGCGTGTCACACGTCTACGACCCGGAAGTCCTGGCCGCGTATTACACCTGGAAGTCGCAGCCGTTGGTAGAAACCCGTGACAGGATGCGGTCATTCCAACAGATCAACATTGTCATGTCCGGTCATGGTTCACAGACGGTAACCGTCACCCTCACCGGCACCAACGCCCTCGGCGTAGACGTGACCCCGGTATCAGAAATCTTCACCTGGAACAACGCTTCCACCAAGAACCGGCCGGTGGTATTGAAGCACAACATCAAGCCCAACTTCGTCGCCATGAACGTGCAGGTCCGTATTGAGGTATCTTGTGCAACGTTCCTCACACCGTCTGCCAAGGTCCACAGTATCGCCCTCGGAACGTCGGATCGTATGTTGAATGCGGTGGACAAGTGAGTAAGGGTAACGCCACCCAACATCTCATGCCGAACCTCCACGGTTTGGACGACGAGAGGATGCGGCAAACCATCTCGGATTGGGCACGGCAAGTACCCATCGGGATGATCGGCTGCATCGTCCGGGATACCACCACTCGTAGCATCACCAACGCAGCCGACAATCTCATCAACTGGCGTACCACGGACTACGAGTCGGACAGTTTCTTCAACTATAACGCCGGTAGTTCAGACGCCAACACCATGGAAATCCCCAAGGGATTAGGTGGCCTCTATGCGTTCAACCTTGCCTGGTCCAACCAGTTCATTTCATCCCGGCTCATCACTGCACTAATATTCAAGGTCCGTGTCACCGACAATGCAACCGGCACTCAGACCATGCTGTACTACAACAACATGGGTGGCACCTACACGGTGGGTACCTACATCAACTGTGCAGGAACGTTGCCCCGCATTCTGCGCCCCAAAGACAAGATCGAATTCTTCGTCAACCCGACCACCGGATTCGCTGAAACAAACACGTTCGTCACACCCCAAGCCGGATTCCCTGGCTCACCTTCTATCTGTTTCTACCGACTCAACCCCGCAGACCCGACAGGCTAAAGGAGCCTACAATGACCGTGCTTGTTGCAACCGCTGTATCCGCCCTTCGGGTACGCCTGGACGAACCGACCGCAGCCCAATGGCAGGACGCCGACCTGCGAGGCTGGCTCAATGAGGGCATCCGTGACATCGCCCGCCAGACCCGGCTCTACACTGGACAGACCACCGTGGCCGTCGCACTTGGCAGTGCCCACGAAATGGTCCTGCCGTCCACCATCATCGCCATCGAACACCTGCTCTGGAAGGCGACAGGCGAAACCCGCACCGTCCCACTGGAAGCTCGGTCGTTCTCGGCGGTGCAACGGTACGTCAATGAGACTGGGGCAGACCCGTACTTCTACACCACCTACGGTCATGCCCCGGACTTGCGTGTCCAACTCTGGCCGACACCCACCCGCCCAGGCAACCTGTACCTGTACGGTCCGCAACTCCCCGCCGCCCTGGACGTGGCAACTGGTACCGGCAACATCGACGTCATCGAAGGCTGGTATGAGGCGGCATTGGATTACGCCGAATACATGGCCCGTCGTAAGGACAAGGATGATGCGGCATGGAAGGATGTATTCCAACTGTACGATGCGAAGGTCAAGCAGATGATTGAACTGTCTGCCACAGATGACTCCATGGGTGAGTTCACCTTCACCGGTACGTCCATCGTCCCGACGTGGCTGTCCGAGTTCGACTAGGCTCCCGCCCATGCCGCTCGGAACCCCCGCCCCCGTTGCGCCCACGTCGAAGGTGGGCACCCTTCGTCCCGCCAACGTGCCTGCCGGTATGCCCGGTAGCACGAACCAAGGCCAGTACACACCCTTCTCACCGCAGCCCGCAAAGAAGGGCAACAATCAGATCGTCCAACCCAACGGTGTGATCCAGCAGGATATCCCGCAGTCGTCCTGGAATCAGTACAACGCCAACGGTGGATCAGCACAGGCCGCATACCAGACCAACCCTGACGGCAGCCCCAAGTTGGACCCCGCCACCGGTAAGCCGATGTTGGTCCCGCCTGGTGGTGTGCAATGGGGTGGGACAGTCAACTCGCCCAACAACCCGTTCTACGACAACCCGGTCGGACTGTCAGCCAATCAGCAGGCCAGCCAATACCAGGCACAGTTGGACGCCCAACATGCCGGTGGGGTGAGTTCATTCTGGAACAACGCAGGCAACGCAACCGGACTGAACAACCTGAACAACTACGCATTGCAGCAGTCAACGAACAACCAGTTGGCCCTCAACCATGAGGGTGCAATCCAGAACGGCCTGGATCACCAGACCAACGCCAACAACCTTGGCCTGTTGCGGACCCAGGGCAAACTGTTGGACCAACAGTTCCATACAGATCAGAACTTCATCAACGCAACCTGGGGCCTCAACAACCAACAGTATGCGGCAGACCAACAGAACTTTGCCGGTCAAGCCAAGCAACTCAAGGGCGAGTACGGGTTCGCAGACCGCAACCAACAACTGGCCATGCAGCAGGCAGGCTTGTCCCGTGACGCCAACAACCAGTCGGCTATGTCGCAGGCAGCCAGCAGCGGTAGTCTTCTCGCACAGGGGACTGGCGACAACTTCCGCAACATCGGCACCCAGTATGGGATCGCACAAGGCAACGCCAACCTGTCACACGACCAGGCATACGCCCAGATCGGTGGCGACCTTCGCAACCTGTACCACCAGCAGACCACCAGCCAGATCAACCACAAGGGTGACGCCAACAACTTCCAACACCAGTTGGATACCGGCGTCAATTCGTGGAAGGGCAACGCCGCCCAGATCAACAACGCAGTCGCCAACAACTTCGTCGCCAAGCAAGGTCTGGATTCGATGGCCCGAGAGTTCGGCATCAAGGCAACCGACCTCAACCAGTCGCTCGCCAACGCCGTGCAGAAGAACAACCTCAACCTCAACCAAGTCATCCAAGGATTGTCCGACGCCATGACATCTGGCGACAACGGCCGCATCCAGCAGTACAACCAGTTCATGGCACAACTCATCAACTCCGTCACGTCCACAGGGGGCAGCACAAGTGGCAAGTAACGACTTCCTCAACCAGTTCATCCAGCAGGTTGCCCCCGGCAGCATGGTGCCCCAGAACATATTTCAGCGTGACATCGCCGCAGGGCAAGTGACTCCCGGCGGAATCGTGGACAGGACCATGGCGCAACTGCCTGGCAGTGTGCAGCCCGTCATGGGTACAGTCCGACCCACCACCGGAGCGTTCGACCAGTTCCTCGCCCAGACCAGCAATCAACCCAAGGCAATCGGTCCTGGCACGGCAGCCACCAATCCTGGTGTGTCTTTGGCGGAAATCAAACCGAACTGGCAGTCCACCCTCAACAACCCGCAGTCGATGGCAGCACAAGCCGACAACGCTCTCGCCGCAGGTCCGAAGGCTCCACTCGCCCTCGGTACTGGTACAGACCTGCAAGGCGTGGCAGCCGGTCCCGCAGCCCCCGGCAAGTTGGGTGCCAGTATCGAGATGAAGGCATTGAATGCCGCCGAAAGTGCCCCCATCCATCCGGCAGATACTCCCATCAATACGGTGGCCAAGGATGCGGTGGACAACCCGACCGCCAAGGTGGTGGCTCAAGATGGCTCCGTAGTGGAAGCATCGAAACTGGCACAGTTCTCCACCAAGTTGAACGACATTCTCCCCGGCTTCTCCAACGGTGAAGCGGGCCTTACCGTGGACATGACTGCCGGTAGCCTCATGGCCGGTGCAGGCGTGGCATACGCTGGCCTCGCACTCGGCGGATTCGTGGACAACCTGAACATCGGTGGTCAAGACTCCAACTGGGACAAGGGAATCTCTGGTGGCGTCAAGGGTGCAGGTTTGGGCCTCGGTGGTGCCATCGCTCTCGGCCTCACTGGTGGCCCCTTGGGTCTTGCCCTCGCAGCAGGCGCAGGTTTGTTCATGGCAGGTGGCATCATCTCCAACATGTCGAACACCCGCAACGTCAACAACGAAGTGGACCGGGCGCACGGATTCATCAAGAGCATCCTGGACAACAACACCTTCGGCGTGGATGACTACACCAAGCAGCAAGTCAACATGATGGTGGAGACAAACATCTCCGCCCTCAAGTCCACCCATGACTGGGCTGGTCTTGGTGCCTACGTCAAGTCCCTCGCCAGCACCGTCCCCTCGTACCTCATGCAAGCCTCGGAACGGCAGAAGGTACTCAAGACCAAGATGCAATTGCAGGCGGCCTACGGTGGCGTGTACTCCCACATGCTCGACCAGGCGTCGGCGGCGAACCAGATGGCCTACGGTGTGCAGCAGAACGCAGCCAACACAGTCACCGACCCGTCGTTGCGGGCAGGATTGCAGTCAGCAGCAGCAGGCACCTACGCCGCCAACCAGAACCTCCAAGCCGCCTACGCTCAGCAGGTCGCAGGCTCGGCCCAGAACATCAACCCCGACCCGAACATCCAATCGAGCATCGACCAGGCCAACCAGATGGCACAGCAGTCCATGAACCAACAGCACCCGTGATAGCCCATGGCTTCCTCATCGGACTTCGGCCTCTCAAGTTTCCTGGACAACGTTCCCCAGATCAATCTGGGGAACGTTCTTCCATCCAACCCTGTAGTTGCCCCAGTGGCAGTTCCGATCATGGTGAACGCCCCCCGTGCCCAGACTGCACTACAGCAGAAATATGCTGGCTACA